ATGGGAAAGAAAAAGAATAGAAAACAATATAAACAAAAAGTTACTACTGATAAGAGAGTAGACATGCGTACTGGTGGTCGAGTAAAAGCTCAAAGTGGTGGATTAAAAGATATTACTAATTATAAAGTAATACCTAAAAACCCAAAACAAGAAACACTTTCAAGAGGTAGAAGTAGACCAACACCTCCAAAAAGTGTAGGTAGACCAGTAGCACCTCCATTACAAACAGTAGGTAGACCAAAACAACCACCATTACAAACAGTAATTACACCTCCACTTAATGATGGACCTTCAATAGGTAGACCAGTAGAACCACCTTTAAGAAGAGTTACACCAGCACCAGAACCTGTAGTAACATCTCCGGGTGAAAGAGGTCCTGCACTACCAGACCCTGTAATGAGAGGAGGTCCAGTAGGACCGGGTGTACCTTTTAATCCGGGAACTGGAAGAGTACCACCACCAAGTAGAGGTAGACCAGTACCACCGGGTTTAAGATTTCCACCTCCAGATGACTTTAGAGACCCTCCACCAGATGTACCTCCACCAGACGTACCTCCACCGGATGATACACCTCCACCACCTCCGGGTGATACACCTGCAGAAACTCCTATGACATCTAGAGAGATAGCAGAGGCTGCAGCAAGAGGTGAAGTTCCTGAAGCTGCACAATTACCTGATGCAGTTCAAATAGAGGAAGGAACTCCACAACAAATTACAACAATGGATGAGCCTACAACTGTAGGACAAAGACAAGCTGAACCAGTTGGACCAGAAACAGTTAGAGAAGGAACTACTACTACAGCAACAACTCCAGCAGAAAGAGAAGCTGCTGAATATGATTCTTTTGTAAGTGATGAAGTTGCTGATGTTCAAGCTGCAAGAGAAAGAGAAGCAAGACGTATAGAAGACGTAGCTCCCGGTGAAATAACAGCAGGTGTTAAATTTGCAACTGTTGATGAATTACAAGCTGAAGCTGCACAAGCTACAAGAGTTGATGATATTCTTACAGGTACATATTTAGTTGATGAGGTTGAAGGAGAAGATACTACTGTTAATATAACTCCTGATGCTGAAAGACAAGAACGTGAAACAATATTAGGTGAAACTGCTCCTGATGGTGTTGCTGCTGCTATTAATGAAACAGTAGGTTATACTGCTGCTAAACAAAGACCAGTAAAAGGTAAAGCTGCTCAAGGTGCTGCTGCAGATATGATAGCAGAAACTGCAGACTTACCACCAGAGATAGCTGCTGCAGTTGTACAAGACCCTGCAACAGTTGAAGCTCAAATAGATACAGAACCTGTAGAAGTACAAGCTGCTGTTGCTGCTTTACCTACAGAGGCTTTAGTATCATCACAAATGGAAACATTACTTGGTGGTATGGAAGATGGTGAAATACCTAGATGGGCAAGACCAGCAGTTGATACAGTTAATCAAGCTATGGCTGCTAGAGGCATTGCTGTTTCTACTGTAGGAAGAGATGCATTGTTTAATGCTATTGTACAAAGTGCTTTACCAATAGCACAAAGTAATGCACAAGCTTTACAAGCTAGAGCAGCTCAAAATTTAAGTAATGAACAACAAGCAAACTTACAACAAGCTACACAACAACAACAATTAAGATTACAAAACTTATCTAATAGACAAACTGCTGCAAGTCAAACAGCTCAAATGTCTCAACAGATGAGAGTTATGCAAAGTCAGTTTGACCAACAAGCTGTGATGACAACTGCTGAACAACAACAGCAAACAAGACTAGCTAACTTACAAAATGAACAACAAGCTGCCTTAGTACGTTCTCAAAATCAACAACAAGTAAATATGCAAACTCTTGGTAATGAGCAACAGATAAACATGGCAGAGCTTCAAATAGAAGCACAAGTTGAAGGAGCTAATCAAGCTGCAGAGAATCAAAGAAGAATATTAGAAATGCAAACTGCTGCTGATTTTCTTGCTAAAAATGAAGGATTTAAACAGCAGATGGAACTTGCTAATTTAAGTAATGAACAACAAATGAGATTAGCTAATTTATCTTCTCGTAATTTAGCTGCTAGTGAATTATTAAGTAATGCTGAAAAGACAGAACTTGCAAATCTTAATAAAACTTTACAAACTAATCAGATTCAAGCACAGTTAGCTAATCAAATGGGTTTAGCTCAACTTAATGTTGACCAACAATCAGCTATACAAAATGCTACAACTAAAGCTAATATGGATATGGCTAAGTTTTCAGCAGCTCAACAAGTTGAGTTAGCTAATAGTAAGTTTATGCAAACTGTAGCTATTACTAATATGAATGCAGAACAACAAGCTATTATGCAGAATGCTACAGCTATGGCTTCAATGGATTTAGCAAACTTAGGAACAAGAGAAAGATTAGCTGTACAAAATGCTAAAAACTTTTTAACTATGGATATGGCTAATTTAAATAATGAGCAACAAGCTAATATGATGAGAGCACAACAACAACAGCAAAGAATATTATCTGCTGAAGCTGCTGAAAATGCATCAAGACAATTTAATGCTGCTAATGAACAACAACGAGACCAGTTTATGATGAGTCTATCTGCTCAAATGGAACAGTATAATACTACTCAATTAAATTCAATGGAGCAGTTTAATGCTACACAAACTAATGCAGCAGCAGCTAGAGATGCTAATAGAGCTGCTGATGTTGAGAAGTTTAATACACAGTTAGCAACACAGATAGACCAATTTAATTCTAATCAAGATTTTGCAAGAAATCAATGGAATGCACAAAACCAAGCAGTAGTAGAACAATCTAATACTCAATGGAGAAGACAGATTAATACTGCTAATACTGCAATGCAAAATCAGATTAATGCACAAAATGCACAGAATGCTTTTGCTATGTCACAAACAGCACAATCATTCTTATGGCAAGAATTAAGAGACCAAGCTGATTATGATTTTAGGTCAAGTGAAAATGAAAAGAATAGAATATCAGCATTAGTAAATACAGCGTTAGCTTCAGACCCTTCTAAGTATGGTTCTGGTCTAACTGCTATTAAATCATTAATAACATTATTAACTGGTGGAACAGAAAGTTAAGGTATAGATTATGGGATTATTTAAAAAATTAAAGAAAGCTTTTAAAAAGATTACTAGTAAAGTAAAAAAGGTAGTTAAAAAAGTAGTTAAAGGAGTTAAGAAAGTAGTCAAGAAAATTGGCTCTAGTAAAATTCTTAAAGCTATTGCTATTGCTGGAGCTGCCATAGTTACGGGAGGTGCTGCTCTTGGAGCATTTGGTGGTACAGGTGCTTTAGCTACTTCTAAGTTTGGAACTTGGATGATGGGTGCTAGTCAAAAAGCTTTAGGTGGTAGTGTATTTAGTGGAAGTGGAGTTTTATCAAAAGTAGGAAACTTTGCAGTAAAAACTGCTGCTAAACCTTTTGGAGCTGTTGGTGGTGCTTTAGGTAGTACTGCTAGAGTTGGTGCTAACATACTAACAGGACAAAGTGCTTTTGCTGCTGGTCCTGCTGTAGGTGCTCCAGTTCCGTTTAGTGGGGCAGCTTTAAGTGGACAGATGAATACAGAAAATATATATTATGATGAACAATCAAATATGTTTATGGATAATAGTTCAGGAAGTCCAATACCATTAACAAGCGATGAAGTAGCTAGACTACCTGAGTCATTTACTAAACTTGATGATTTTGGAATACCTCAAGGAGCTAATACATTAAATGAAGCTGGTGAAGTAGTTAAAGCTACAGCAGATGCTGCACAATCAACAGGACTTCGTGAGTTTGGTAGAACGGTAGGAACTAGAGTAGCAACAAATGTATTTACTGGAGCAGCTATGTCAGCTATACAAGGAGACCCAGAACTTAGAGGTACAACTCTTCCGGGTGGTGGTCAAGAAGGAGCTGGTGCTTTTGACCCACTAAGAATATATGCATCTGAAAATAATATTAATGTAAGTGATATTTATAATCAAGTTTTATATGGTAATGCTGACCCAAGTAGTATGTATGGTTCACAGTTATATAGTCAAGAAACAGTAGGAGTAGCATAATGGGAAAACCAAATAGACAAGTAAGACCTATAATATCTGATAACATAAGTGAGGCTGCAGGTCTAGCAGTTCTTGATGGTTTAGATGCTGGATTTGATATAGAAGATATTGCACCTGATAAAGGTCCTAAGATAAGAGGT